TAGACGCCGCAGTTGCGCCAGCGGCGGCCGTGCCGAATACGGCAAGCGCACGACCGGCTTGTTTTGCCGACGCTACCAGCCTTTTTGTGACGGCCTCAGACCGCCCCGCAGCCTTGTTGAACCGCCCAAGGTCTTTCTCGGCCTTTACAAATCCACGGCTATCGACGCGAAGACCAAGTTCAGCGATATCGACCATTATTTACTTTCCTCTTTGGCTGCCTTAATGGCTTCGTTCTGAGCAGTATCCATTGCCATAATGGCGTCAATTTCATCAGGTCGCGTGATTTTTCCGGTCAGCTCTTTCCACGCCTTTATTTCTGAATACGATAAAGGGGCGGGGCCAGATAGCCCCGCGCCCCTTTTGGCGTCTAGTTGATAGAACCATCCGACTATATGTTCAAAGGCGGGGTCTATCTCTGGAGCGTCAGGGATTTCGATATTTGCGGCCTCAAACTTTTCCATCATTGAATAGCCGTCATCACCCTTCATGCCCCATCGAATTTGATATTTGACAAATTCCCGAAGCGACTCTATTCCTGCTTGGAAAAATTTGCCTCATCTTTCATGGCCTCTTCTACTTGCTGATTGACCATAGCGCAAAACGGGCTGTCGCCAAACATAATCTCCCTAACTTTGGGAAGCGTAAACGGGAAATCCTCAGCTGCGTCTTTAAGGGGTCCGTGCCACTCCCAGCCGGAAATCCTAGCGCAGAAAAGCCTCTCACCAATGTCTCGGTCTTTTGATGCCGAAACTTTTTTGCCCCTTGCTGAACGGTAATGGTCTTCGGCGCGTCTCTTTTCCTTGAGGAACTTTTCAGCCGTGGTCGGTAGGATGTCAATCCTGAGCCCTGCCTTTTTTCCATTGGCGTCGTAAATCTCAATGCTCGTCTGTTCTGGCGTTGCTACTTTGTTGAAATCGTAAGACATGGTGGTTTCCTGTTTGCAGTGAAAAGCCCCCGCGAACGGGGGCTAGTGGTTTACGCGGTGACGGGTTCCTGCACAGCGACAGCGGGATACGTGGCCTGGGCAACGTCTTCATTCCCGCCTTTGCTCAGGGCCGGCGCGCCGATCTTCATTCGGTTGTACTCAATAGAGGCATCCGAATAAGTGATGCGCAATGCATAAGCATTGTCGTCGGTGATAGCCGCAGCAGCATCCAGCGCGGTACGGCCATCGTTTTGCTCGTCAAGAATGACGATATCCGAACTCCGGCCCGTTGCAGCACCCTTGTTCTGGTCGGCGAGGTTCTTGTCCCAGAGCTGGGTGGTGACCATGTTCTGGTCCACGCCGGTATCCCCGACGCTAACCACGTTTTCCAGGTCGGTGTAAGACAGGCCGCCAAAGCCAGAGGCTTCGAGGTCGTCGTTTTGCGGGTCGGGCGTAGTGCCGTCCGACTGAGTAGCGATGGCGACTTTCGCGCCAATATTGGTACGTGCCATGAGGTATACCTCCAAAATTGAACATAAAAAAACCGCCACTTGGGCGGTATCGCGATTCCTGAAATTAAATGACGGGCAGGCCGCTCAGGAGGCGCGGCTTTTCGGAGACGCCGTCCTAGCCCGTCAAGCGATTCCCCTGTAGGGGCATGTCACAGGGATTTGAATATGGTTGTCTTCCGGTATAGGTGGTGAAAGGTAAGGCGTTTTCCTTACCACCACCGGGCCTAGAGCCGTGCCTTTTGCGAAGTGCGCCACAATCTTTTCGGCCTCTTCGGTCGGCGTTATGAGCCCTGCCTTGTCTGCCGTAAAAACTGAGACTTGCAGAAAGCCCCGATAATCTTGCTTTGCATCGTCGCCGTAGCCGAAATGGTCAGGCTCGTTGGGGAAGTGCCGGACTTCAAACCACATGCCAGACGACGGCGGGGTGAAGCTGACGCCAGGCCATGCAATCGGCAGCGATGTAACCAGCGAAGCCATGTGCGTTAGCGCCGCCTCAAGAATGTCCTTATCAGTTGCCACAGATAGCCCTCAAGTCGGCGTACTCAAAACAGTCAAGTTCACAGATAGACGAGGTATTTATAACCTTCGCGTCCATCATCCCGATTGCCCTAGCCCAATCCCGGCCCCAGTTGTGCGAGTTAGTCGCGTTCGTCATAGGCTTCGGGTGGTCGGGGTGGTGGTGCGCTTTGCCTTCGTGGTGCTTGCAGTCCACGCCGAGCAAGATAATCTCGTCAGCGCCTCGCAGATAAGCCAGCTCGCAAGCCTGAAGCCCTGAATTGCTGCCCGATACGCCATCTATTATTGGCTTGTGCTTCGGATTTTTCTTGATGACCTGCGGGCCGTACTGCGCGCAATTCGGCGAGCTAGACCACATTTCGCAGCCTAGCTTTTTGACCTCTTTATGGTACGTCTGCCACCAATTTCGGTCCATCGCGAAACAGATATTGGCCCATGGTGCCGAGAATATGGAGCTATTGACCGCTACCTTTAGGTCGGGCTGACATTTTACGATTGAAAGATCTTCAGCGGTCACAGACGGGCCGGACGCAATGACGAAAGCTCTCACATTCGATGCCCGATTCCGATCCCTGGCCTTCCAGGTAAGCCCTTAATGCCGATTACGCCATGCTGGCATGGATAGACTTTCCCGCCGGTTTTCCACAAATTGTGGTCGATCAGCTTTGTGTGCTTTTTCAGCACATCTCGAAACCTGTCGATAGCCGGGCCTCTCATGGCCGTCTGGCACAAGCTCGGGGTTTTGTTTTTCATCTGCTTCTCGCGCCCGTCAACGTGCCTATAGAGCGTCGGAGCCTCACCTACCAGATTATCCAGCGCCAAGCGAGCAACGCAGCTAGAAAGCCACCACGAGGCATATTCGTCGTCATCCTCGACAATCACAATCTGGTCAGTGCAGTATTCCAGACCCGCCAAAAGGTTCCGAGCCTGCGTGTTCTGCCCTGGCTTCCAGAATGGTTCAGGCCGGATTACGATTAAGTCCCACCCTTCGCGGTCAAACGTTATTTCCTGCGCTTCCGGGCCGTCATCCACGACGACCCACCTGACTGGCCCTGTGTAGTCCTGCGCCGCCATGTATTCCTGACATCGGTCGAAGGCTTCAGGCCTTGCGCCGGTGGCCGTGAGTACGCTCAACATTCCAGAATGAGAACCGGGTGCAAGCCTTCCATGTTTTGCCGCTGGTGCGCCCTGTGTCGCCCATCAATCATCGCTTGGTGGCCTTCCTTCTCTACCACGACAATCGGCCCATGCGACCAGCGGGGCGGCCTGGCTGTTCTGGCCCTGTCATCAAACTCAGCTTGTCGGTCAATCAGCGCCTTGTGCTGGCCCGCCGTCCAGTATTCGCATCTAACGCTATTGCTCGGCTTGAACGGGCATAGCCCGACGCGCGGCGCAAATTCTGAAAGCAGCAATTCTATTGTTCCGGGCCGCCTGTCTCTAAACCATTCTTGAACGTCGGCGTAAACAGGGCGGCGGCAATGGTAAACCCAATAAACGCAATTCTTGCGCTCACTTATCTTTCGCCTATCTGTGACGACGTATCCGTTCAGACTGGTTAAAACAGTCTCTTCGGTGTGCGTGTAGCTGGTGTAGTCGTGCTCGTGGCCCTCAGGGCCGAGCCGGACGGAGAAAATTATCTCGTCTGCTGATTCCGTCAGGTTTTCAAACAGCGCTTTTACTTCAGCCGGGTAGAGCCATTGCAGGAGCCGGATACAAACAGCGGTTGCGTATCCGGGCCTCGGCTCTTTCAGTATATCCATTTTCTCAAGGCGCGCTGTCTTGTCTTCGCGCTTTGCGATATCCAGCATATCTTGGGAGATATCAGCGCCCAGATACTCAAGACTTCTTTCACGGTACAGCTTGAAAAACCTGCCCGTCCCGCATGGAACGTCAAGTACAGGGCCGGTCTTTAGCATATCCGCTACGGCGTTATGCTCCGCGTCCCACTTCGGGTTGTTCTTCCTGTTGTTGTAGGTCTTCGCAACCTGGCCGTAGTATTTATCGCGTTTCATATCCGCGCCTTCACGCGCTTGGCGGCGCTGGAAACAATCTCGGGCCACTTCTCAACAGCGCCCCGGACAAAGCCGTCCTTTGCCTCGCGTGGCCGCGCGTAATTAGCCGACCAGCCGTAGACTACGGTATCGCCAATATCCCATTGCGCCAGCGTCACAGCGAGCGGTGCGCCGGTTAGGGTTGCGCCGTCCGTGAAGGACTGCCCGCCGGGGTTGCTGGTCGGGCCAGAGGGCGTGTTGTTCAACGCAGAGCCGCCAGAGGCGCGCATAAAGCCCGTATCAATGCGAAAGCGGCCACCATCCCCCCGCGGGGTTTCGGCTTCCTCCACAACGGCCTCTGTGGCCGAGCGAAAGGTCGCCTTCATGCGCTCTCGGTATTTGCCCGTTAGGCGCTTAACGTCTCGCTCAAAGTTCATTCCGCTATCCAATCCACCTGGTTTCGGGCTACGCAGCGACATCCGATGATTTCGCCGGGTGGCCCGCTCGGGTCGCCAGGGAACATCAAAGGTGCGCCACCGACGATAAACGGCTCATCCATGCCGACCACAGTCCCGTCAACAGCCACATGAGAATCCCGCACCCTGCCGTCAGACGAATCACGCCAAACGCGCTGAATGTTGTCGGGGTTGACTAGCCCTTGCTCGGCGGCCTGTTTCAGCGATTCGTGGTTTCCACCGTTGAATGCGCCGAGCGTTTCCGTTCTGGCGATTGTCTCGCCGCGAAGCTGTAGCAGGCGGTCGGAGTACCTGCCGGCAATACGGTCGGCATCGGCCCGAGATAGCCCTTTACCTTCGTCAGCAGCTCGCATAACGAGCGAATCAAACCGCCTATCCCTGCGCTTGCGCCGTAAATAGGCCGTGTCGCCACGCAGAAGCTCGTCACGGGCGTTTTCAACGTAGCTTGCCTGATTGCTTGTCAGTCCCACAATTCCGCCTTGTCGGGTTTTTGTGCGCCTGCTGAATCGCCCGACGATATCCAGGGCTGTTCGGCGCGGGTTATCGCCCCTAGCGGCCCCGGCGTTTAGCGCCGTCTGAATTGCCTCGCGCTGGTCGGAGACAATCTCGGTCACGAAAGTTGACGAACGCTCTCGCAGCCACTCCTGCGCGCGCGGGTTGGTAATGTTGAAAGCAAACGGAATCGCAGCCGGGGCTTGCTCGGCAAAGAATATCCCGCCCTCAATAAAGGCGTTGCGCGTGGACTCCGTAATCTTGGCCCACTGCGCCTCAGACCGAAGCCCGGCCAGCCTAACCGCCTCAGCAGCATCCCCGGCGTCGATTGCTGCCTCTAGCCGTGACAGCGTAACGCTTGACCGAATATCGGCCACGGCGTCTATGAAAGCGGCCTTTACAGCAGGCTCCAGGCTGTCCAGCTTGTCTGCGATTCGGTTCCGGGTTGCCATCAAGCTCGACCCTGCACCTCATACAGCAAAACAGTGCCGCCAGGATTGAGTGGCTGCACGTCGACCATGCTGTAGTCCGTGCCGTCTAGCCGGATTTTGGCGTCTAGCGGCACCTCCGCGTCAGCCTGTACCAGCCATACCTTGTCGCCGGCCTGCACCAGAGATTCGTTGCGGTTGGTCAGGCTGTAGCCAATTTCGGCCAAAATAATATCGGTTGTGACTTCGGTGACGGTCGGGTCAAACGCTGGGCCGGTTGTGGTCGTTGTTACCAGCACGGCATCCTTGCCAAATCGGTTAATTAGCCTATCGGCTGTCGCCTTGATCTGGCTGTAATCAAACCTCATGCCCGCGTCAACATGTGCGGGTTGCGCCGCATTAGCGGCTTGAGCGCGTCCATTGCTCGGGTAATGACTGGCCTTGCCGACGCGACGCCGCCAGGTTTGAAGTATTCAACGGAAATTGGCCCGACAGATTCAGACTTTGTAATCTGCCCCGGCGTCACTTCTGGTGACAGCGCATTGGGCGTGTCAAGCTCAACAATAGCAAGCAAAGCCGTGGCCGTCTTTATCTCGTGCGGGATTTCCTGCGAATCAATGCTAAATCCGTCCCGGTCAGTGACAAACGAGCGCGGCCATTGGTCCTCTTGTCTGCGCCCGCCGAAC